AGCGAATCATTGGCAGTTGGATTCGTAAAGTTGTCCACACTAGTTGGAAAATTAGTTGGCATTGTTCACCTTAGAAAGCAAGTATGTATCCGAATTCTTCTTGTCCATCGTATCGTACAAGGTCATCATCGTAGGAAGCAGTGATTGCATCGTATAACGGTAGCGCGCCACCAAGTCTGCCGTAGATCGGATCATCAAGAACAATAGGGAAGTCCTGAACCGAACCAAAGTCAAACGTGACTGTATGACTGTCAATCCCAATGGTGTGCTTAATGCCTGTAACTAAGCCGTATCGCTCAATGGCTGGCGGTATTCCGTTAGGGGTAAACACAATCTTGATTACGTCTTGAATCTCAACGGCTAGAAGTTCAGCCTGATCTGCGGTGTTCTTATCGTGCAGGGTTACGTTCAAGCTGCTAAAACGTAGCTCTGGTTGGTCGTAGCGACCTAGCAAATAGTCAGCCAAGATAAGTGAATCAGCATCGCTAGTTAGTAAAAGCCCGTCTAGGGATAAAGTCTGTACGCCATAAATGTCTTGGGATAAAAGATTGTCAGCTACCTGTGGCGTTCCACCCTCACGAGTAATTACCACGCGGTTGTAAAGATTCTCTGACCCATAGATAACGGCAATGTTGTTATAGCCTACGGATTCTGCTCTGCCATCGTCAGCAAAGATCAGCGTATCTACAAGCGGTGGAACTGTGATGCGGTCACGGAATGTAAGAGCACCTGACTTAGACATAAACAATGCGCCGGGTTCTGTGGACTCAACCAATTGCAGGTATTGCAGGGCGTTGGTGTTCTCTGGCACAACGTCTGCTTGCAGGGTTTCTTGTCCTGCGTCAATGTCGCGCTCACCAGCAGGCCAAGCTACTTCAGGGCGGTTGATAATTGTTTCAATACGCGCACCAGATAACTGGCTTACGTTTGTGAATGAGTCAATCTGAGTAGCCGATAACTGCAAGAAACCATCCACGCAACTGATCGAAGCAAAGGACTTACCGCCTAGCTCGTAGCTTAAATCCCAGTCATCTATGTAGCCAGTGAACTGACGGATGCCGTTGGTTTCAATAACCACTTGCTTTCTAGGCAGAATCTGGGAACGGTACGGGCTGTCCTCGTAGAAGGGGTCAAAGGTTCTATCGTCATTGTGCAAGGTAACTGATGCGTTGCCTGCGGTGAAGCGGTCTAACTCCCGTGACTTACCTCTAGAAATAGAAGCACTAGCGACATAGTTAGTAACATCAACCAGAACATCGCCACCCAAAACGTAACCGCTATTGAGAACGCCACGAACTGGATCATCAAGCGCAAAGAACGAACCACCTGATGCTGTGAGGTCAAACGCAATGTAGACCTTAGTTTCTGGATTAGACATTTATGCGCTCGCAAATACCGGGCCACTGGTGCGCTCATATCTCTTAATGGCATCCACAATGTCACGACCAATAGAAGCACCGTCTGCGCCCATACCTGCATTCACGTTAATTGTGATCTGGCTTCCTAGCCCACCTGCGTTGCGACCCGACAAAGGCACAACGGCTTCTGGCCCGGCTTCACCAATAAGTGCAAGTGTTGGCCCGGTAACAATGCCACCCTTAGCAAAGGCAGGAACTTCAACACCAAGAGATGAAGCCAAGTCCATAATGTTCTTACGTTCTTTATCCGTGATCTTTGTCTTACCGGGTGACTTCTTGCCCTTTGCTTTAGCGATAGCAGAATTAACCTGATCTATACCAGCCTGATTGACAATGCTTCCAGTAGCTGTGACCGATAGACCAGCAGCAGCAATGGCTGCCTTAACGCCGTCTACAAGAGCTTGACCAGCAGCAACGCCTGCGGAGTAGAACTGGGTAGCAGCTGACTCACCAACAGCATCGGCTACGGACTGAGTTGCAGAAGTCAGGGTATTGACTTGATCTACAACGGTTGCGCCACCGGCAATGATCTCATCGGCAATCTTTGTACCAGCATCCGCGCCTGCTTGCAGTACCTGACCAATAGCAGTTTCAGATAGCCCCATGCTAATAAGGGTTTTAACCTTGTCAGAGAATGTAGATGCTAAAGCAGCTTGGTCTTGAAGTACCTGCAAGAACGTCTTGCGGTTAGTTACCGAATCAGTTGCAGCCTTTTGAGCATCTTGCAAACTCTTTAGTGCTTCCTCTTGGGCTTCTATGTTTTCAGTCTTTAAGGACTTGTCATAGTTTTCTTGTGCCTTGGTCAAGTCAAGTTGAGCTTCTTTGGCTTTTGTTATTGAGTCAATAGAACTACCTTGAGCAGAACCAAAGTTTAGGACTTGACTAATTGAACTAGATACTGAACTGGCGTAACTACTGAATTTACCTTTTGCATCATCCAAAATTGAATTAGCACTGGACAATGTTTCAGTAAACTTGGCAATCTTTTCAGTAGCAGACTTGCTTGCACCACCAACAGACTTAGATGCAGCTCCGCCACCACCGGGAGTGTCAATAGAAGCAGCAAGGTTCTTAGCTTCATCTGCGATAGCTGATAGATTTGTTTGTTCTTCCTTTAGCTTATTGCTGAAATTGCTATACGCTACGCCTGCACTATCTATGCCTTTAATCAAGAAATCAAAGTTGCCAACTTCTTTAATTACATCGTCACTTTTTAGTACCTTTTGATAAGCGTTATAGCCCTTAATCAAAACGTTGATTGCAGCTGAAGCTGCGTTTCCTAACTGCACAAAGGCAATGACAACACCGCGAATGGTCTTGAAGATCGCTTGACCCCAAGACATTGTGGCATCAGTTCCTTTAACGAATGCAGCAACAATTAAAAGAATGACAGTCGGGATGAGAACTATGCGCTTAACTAAGAACTGGAATGCAGTAGAAAGACCCTGCAACATCTTGATCATGTAACCCACAGCAATCATTGCCGGGCCAAGTGCAGCAGCAAAGAAACCAATCTGAATGGCAGTTACTACGGCTTCTGGTGAGAGGGTCTTAAAGGCTTCGATAAATCTTTGCAAGACTGGCAGAACTTGGTTACGGATAACGCCAACCACGTTGATCATAATTGGCATAAGCACTGCGCCAAACGAACCTGACAAGTCCTCAACTTGAGCTGCCAAGAATTTCTTTTGATTAGCAAGACCGCCAGAAGTACGAGCTACGTCACCTTGCTGTAAAGCGGTATCTCTTAGAATAAGCGCGTAAGCAGCTTGGGACTTTTGAGCAACTGTAAGAACGCCTTGACCGTCATAGATACCTAAGTTCAATGCTTCCTGACGTAAACGCACATCGTTAAGTGCAACACCGAAACGCTTTAGCGGTTCTGTTTCCCCGGATAGACCAGAGCGCAATGCAGTTAAAGCATCGTCAATAGGCACGTTGTTAAACGAAGCCATGTCTGCTGCAAGTTCAACCAAGCGCATGGACATTTTTGCAGACTCAGCCTGACCAATGCCAAAGGCTTGGAACAAGTTGCCGTAAGTTCCAGCAGCTTCTAAAGCAGCTCGTGTTGATACACCTAATGAAGTAGATGTTGTCTTAGACCACTTAGCAAGTTCGCCTGCTTGTGTCTTGAACACAGCATTAACTTTGGCTTCTGCTTCTGCAAGATTAGAAGCATCTGTAACGGTCTTGTTCATTACAACGCCAAGACCTGCAAGTGGCAAGGTTACGTTTCGAGTAAGGCTTTGACCTGTGCTTATGAAACTCTTACTAATAGATTGAGTAATACCACCAAAGGTATTGCCCATTGCTTTGCCGTGTTTTTCAATGTCCTTGAAAGACTTAGTTAAGCCAGCAGTGTTGCCAATAAATTTGACTTCATAGCTTTTGCTTGCTGTGGCTGCCACTAAGACTCCTAAGTGGCAGAAGCACCTGCCATTAACTCTAAGAATTCACGGAGCATATCTGCCCGTACTTCCTTTTGACTCATTCCATTGTACCTAGATAAGTCAATGTCCTTAAATTCTATTTCACATTTAGTGCATACTTTGCTGAGTGTGCATCTGCATTCCCAATGGTCTACTGGTCTTTGTGACTCACGCCTTGTAACGGTTACAGGTGGTCGGTCTGTATAGCGGTGTTCAGGTGCTTGCATGATTTCACCGTGACCACGCAAGGTCTGGTGATCTGCATTAGGTGCGTGTTGTGGTGCAAAGAAAATACGGGCTGGGTCGCTGGTCTGTGGATCGCCAACAATATCTAGGAACTCGTGCATCTGTTTCCAGACTGAGTACCATTCGTGGCTAGGCACAGGTTCAGCAAATGGAATAACAATGTGCCAGTGCTGATCATCAGGTGCATGGCTGTAAGTCGTGTAGGCAATGAACTCAAAGCCTTGTAGTTTGTCTAACGTATTGTTTAAGGCTTCGCCGTCTAGATCAGCAACGAATGCGTTGATAGCAATTACGTTCTTGTTACCTCTAAAGCCGTTCTCAACGTAGGTCACAGGACTGTATAGATGCCCTTTGTATTTGTCCTCACGCTGGGCATGATGCGAAAGCAAAGCTACAAAGTCAGCCCAAGAATCTGCATAAGGCTTAGGTCTGTTGTCCTTAACTGACCACCATTTAACTGCGTACATACCTCAGACGGTAGCAGATGTTATACGCTATGTCTAGCCCATTTAGAGCTTGTAAAGTATGCGTTCTAGGGCTTTTAGGTATTCCCGGTTAATGGTTGGTGACATGGCTTCGATAGTCGGCCAGAACCAATAACCCCTATTTCCTGCGCCCAATCTAGGGGAACGGTCAGGGAATTGCTTTAGGCGATCAGAACCAAATTCAGAACCAAAGAATACGTCACCCCTCGTGACCTTAGTTTTACGCCTACGGTTAGGACGTGACTTAGACACAAACGCAGCAGAGCCGTTTAATCTAACAACAGGCACACGATCTGGTCTAGCCCTAAAGCCCTTAGCGACTTCCATAGCTTGCCTTGGCTTCTCTGCGTAAGTCGCGTGAGCCTGAACTTCTGTAACCACTTTGCCAATTAGGTTTACAGATGCCTTGCGAATCTCTTGATTAAACTCAGGGTCTTGCTTTGCCCAGCGAGCTAGTGAAGGATACAAACCGGCAATCTGAATCTCAACCTGAGCGTAGCCAGCACGACCACTTAGAAACTCTGACTTAGCCATTAGTTCCCCTGACTGTTTCGCCAGCGCAGATACATACCCATAGTGAAAAGCATACGTTCAGATTCTTCCATTAAAACTGATGGAGCAATACCAGTTTCGCAGGATAGATAAGCCAGATACCAGTGTTGGGATGAGTCACCCAACCCAACTATTTTGGGCTTTCTTCACTCGCTTCAATAGTGTCTACTTCATCGCACCATTCTTCAAACGTAAGGTTTGTCTTACCCTTACGTTGAAGCCAGTGCCATGCAAGCCACAATAAGTCGGTAATCCGAAATTCTGATTCCAGCGAAGCAACACTTTTCGTGAACTTGTCCTCAAATGCAACAAGGTCACGAGCTGTGGCAGATACTTCCTCTACCGTCTTATCTTCAAAAGTAACGCGCAGGTTGATCTTCATGTTTAGACAGTTCCCCGTGTAACGGTTCCGCTTGTAGGAAGAGTGATACTGAATGTTGCGATATCGCCTACTGAGCTAGCGAATGGTGTATAGGAATTAACCAACGCCACTGCGGTATATGACGGATTGCTTGAATTCACAGTTCCTGATGTTGGTGTAATTACAACGGTTGCCAATGTGTTGAACAATGGGAACAAGGTTGCATCTACCGAAGCTGCTGCAAAGTCTTGCATGAACTGCAAAGTGATTGAGCCAGACTTTAGACCGCCGATACGAGTACGGAATTCACCACCGAAAGCAGTGGTTTCTAAGTCATCGGACTCTAATGCAAGTTCAACGCTGTTTAGGTTTGTAGAAAAGTTTGTGCCGTTGATTGTTACCTTGTAATCGGTGGCTGCGAATTTCGCCATTGTGTGTTGCTCCCTTAGTCTGCGTAGCAGAGAACTAGGAACTCTGCTGCTAAATAGTTTACTTCACCGACTGAGATCGTGGCATACGCTCTCATATCGGTAACTCTTAAATCATACACTTTCCCACCGAGTGTCTTATCTCGTTCAATGGCTAACTTGATGCTGGATGCACCAGTGCTAGAACAGAACGCATCTATGGCATTTTGGGCTGATCGTTCAGCTACACGACCAACTAAGACAATGACGGTAAACGTATAAGTCTGCATTCCTCTTTGGAATGTGTCATCGTAGTTAATCGAATCAGGCTGAACTATTGCTATCGGTGGACTAGGGTTATCAGGCATAACGGCTGCTGTGCGTAGCCCAGTAATGCTGGCAAGGTTAGTGGCAATCCCTGTGCGGATTTCAGATAGTTGAGCCATTACGCAAAGCCACGCATACGGCGATAAGGCGAAACCAACTGTGCAACGTCTGGGTCAATGTCCCTAGTAACTGAGATCGCGCCAAGATCCCCAAAGCCAGCTACGCCAAGCGGCGAGTCTAAACGCTTAAAGATACGGCTGGCCTGAATGATGCAAGCCTGAGTGATAGCGATTGGAACAGATGAATAACCAAAGACGGCTGTCAATTTAACAAGTGCCTGACCTGACTCAACCGGGAACAAGTAATTCTCGACAGCACGAATGCGTGTGTAAGGAACTTGTAGACCATCTACGTTGCCGTTAAGTGGTTCTAGTTGATAGTCACCTACTGCCCAAGTGATATCAAATACGCCATCGCCACCAGATGAAGTTTGTAAGGTTATGGCTGTACCAGAGATATCGTCAATCTGGGTAATGTAAGAATCGTCAGCTGCGTAGTAGCGCGTGGCTGTCCCTGATGAATAAAAGTAACGCCCTGCGTGACCGTCAATAGCTCGTGATGCAGACTCAACAGCCATCTCTAATAGGCTGTCATCTACGGCATCACTAATTCGTAATGCACTTTTCATTTGCGCTAAAGTGGCGTAGCCTTGGTTGATTGCCATAAAACTCCTAAGTCTAGGTCTATTCTACTTGCGTTCTGCTAATGCCCTACGAATACCTTCACGCAAAGTAATCTGCGGAATAAAATACTGATGCGATAAATGCGAATCACCAACGCGATACTCAACGCCAGTAGGCGCAGTCACTATGTGGTTGAAGATTGGCTTGATACCTGCTTCCTCGCAAACCATCTGAGCAAGGTCATTAAAGCTAGTGGCAAAGCCTGAACATAGATTAAATGTGCCAAAGTACCCAGTCTGAACGTGCCACAGCACGGCCTGAACTATGTCCTCAATGTGGATGAAGTCGCGCACTTGCTCACCGTCACCCCAAATGTCAAAAACTTCTACTTTGGCTAAAGCGCGGTCAATGAAACTAGGAAACGGATAGTCAGCATCTTGGTCTGATCCGTAACCACTAAAAGGTCTAAAGACAAACACGTTTGAGTCAGTTACAAACTGTGCTAGGTATTCCCCGGTGAGTTTTGCCCAACCGTAAGTTAGGTCTGGATTCCTAACGCCATCTAGATTTAAGTCGTATTCAGCTAGGCGGTGTCTGCGGTGTGAGTTTTGCAAGTCAATCGGGTAAGCAGCCGAGCTAGAGAAGTAGACCACGTTCTTAGGCTTAGTCTTTTGCACCCAGTTAAAGAACTCTGCATCTATGGATAAGTCTGTGGCTACGCTTAGTGGCTCACCCTCGATAGTTGCGCGACCACCAACAATGGCTGCTAAGTGAATTACTAGATCAAACTGTTCTGCGTTGTCCTTAAAGAAATCCCTGCAATCGTTGCCGTCTTTTAAGTCAATGCCGGTTATGTCGCTATCAGGCAAAGCCTTTACAAAGTTGCGACCAACAAAACCCTTATGCCCAGTAATCAGTATCTTCATTACCAAGCCTTGACGTTCTCAACATCGTTAGCAAATTCTGTTGCCATGTATTCAGCAAAGAAAGCCTGATCGCCATTGTGCATTTCTGGATTGTTCACAGCTGCGTATCTTTCGTCATGCTCTGCCTTGCCATTTAGATAGTGCATATGCTCAATGATTACGTCTGGCAAATACTTTCGATTACCTAATGCATCGCCCATAGCAAGCCAATAGTTATCTAGGAACAAATGCTTTAGGGCTGGCGGTGACATAAAGCCAGTAGCCCTAATGATCTTGCTAGACATAACTACGGCAGTTGGCAGGTTCTCGCCTTGCAGTAGATCGTTGCCATAAGCAATGCCCGGCTCTGTGCCAATGGCTTCTGCAAGTTTGGTATCCCAACCACCAGTACGCGGTAAGTGGTCATCACCCATAAAACAGATGTAGTCATAGTCAGGAGCAAACCACAATGCCCAGTGGTTAAGAGTGCCGTTCATTCCCATACGGTCAGCAATGCAAACCTTGACGTTATTCAAGCCAGCAGTTTCTGCCATCAGCCCATTGTAAGTTTTAACATCATCGGCATCTATGGCAAATACAACCTCTGTAAAGTCTGCCGTTGCGTTAATGGCTTCAAATAATCTAATGGCGTTATCGTTACGCCCTCTTGTCGGAATGATTGTAAGCATTCTCATTGCTGCACCAGTTTCCAAAATGTATCGCCTGCCTTATCTACCATGTGGCGCAGTGCATCTGCATCGTGCCAATCCTCAACGCTTGTAATTCCTACGTTGTCGTTAGTGTGAATCCTGCAACCTGAAAGCACCGCTTCCATAACTGCTCTGCATTCTGACTCAAAGGCTAATGGTAAATGCACAAACCATTCGACTCTTGCCATTGCATCTAGGACTTGTTCACGGGGTACGTCTGTTAGAGCTTTGAATTCGTATCCTGCCTGCGCTGCCCAAGCGTGAGCGCGTAGCTGACCTTTTAACGGATGATTCCTAGCAGCCCATAAAGCTATTGGTTTCTTGTCCATGTGGTCATAGCACTTACTGGTATCGAAGTAGCTTAGAACTTGCGCCGTCTTGCGTGGCTTTGTCCAAGATAATTCTCTGCGCATGTGTGCCGGGGTATGGGTTACGAATAAGCGAGAGCCACGAATCAGCGAGTTAAGTCCTGCGCGTGGAGTTTGTAAGTGATGAACAAATACGAACGGGTCATACTCTGAAAGTCTGTATAACTGTTCATCTGTGAACGCATCTGTTCCTGTGACAATGACTGAATCAAATTGGTGTATGTCGTGTGTATCAAATGTGTATGGAGTGACAATCTCAATGTCATAGTCCAACGGTGCTTGCAAGCGGTATTCGTAGTCTGACATTTCTGCCCCACCTGCAAACTGCCCCGTGAATAGCCCTGTGGGACTTACAGAGCCACCGAGAGCCACGTTAGGCGCATTCTCTATGTGATGCGTGTACCAGCCTATTTTCATGCTTATAGTCGCTCGTAGGCTTTAGTGTCTAACACGGCTAGGGCTGGCTTCCAGTACTGCTCAAAGACAGTATCGGCGTTATACGCCTTGGCAAACTCTTGCGCCTTTTCTGATCTGACACGACCACGCTGGTATGCCTGCTCTAGAGCATCAACAATGCCGGGAACGCTAGGCATGTGAAACCATGAGGACTGCGGTGCATCCCATAGTGGCTGACCCTCGATTAACCAACCGTCACCTAGTAGCTCGGTTGAAGCTGCAAAGTCGCTAATGATTACAGGTGTGCCACAGGCTTGGGCTTCTATGGTTGGAATGCCAAAGCCTTCACCATAAGAAACTGCAAGCAATACATCCATAGCTGTATAGATAGTGGCTAAGGTCTGCTGGTCAATGCCAGTGCGATAAACGTAAGGATCAACAAACGCAAACTTATCCTCTGGTACTCCACAGGATTGAAGCAGTTGCAGTAACTTGATTCCACCTAGTGCGCCCATTTGGTCTGTGTGCAAATACAGAACTACATCATCGTGCTTCTGAGCAAACATCGAGAACGCAAGAATATTCTCACCAAATGCTTTGCGATTAGGGCTTACGCCTTTGTTGGCTGCGTTCATTCCAACAACAAACTTGTCCTCACCAACGCCTATGTAATCTCTGCCAGTAGTTCCCTTATGGCGTTTCATTGGCTTAAAGACTGACTCAATACCGTGTGGCACATAAAGGGACTCAATGCCTACGTTCTCAATCATTGTCTGACCGTATTGGCTCATAGCAATAGGAGTTACAAAATCTTGGCGCAACCATTTAGTTACTTCTGGCGGTGCAGGAATGTGATCTATTGGAACCCAACTTGCTACGTTCCAGTCAGCCCACCTTGGGCCTTTGAATACCCAAACGTCATAAAGGGTAAAAAGAATGTGACCTTGCTTAGGGTGGCGCGAAGTCCAGTCGTGCATGTGTGCTGGCACTACATCGTTTGAATACATGTCTGCACCACGTTGATAGTGAGGAATGCCGTTCCAGTCTGTGTTGCTTCCTTCTAGTCCGTAATTAGTGAACACTGCAACATCGTGACCAAGTTTTTTAAGTCGCTGAGTGACTTGCGCTGTTTGAGTTCCGTAACCAGTTGCAGCCCAACTAGCATTACTATTCCAACCGATTGCTAAGGGTTTTGACACAGAGAGTTCCTTTATTCGCAGGTGCTTTGACCTTACATTAAAACATGCTTAAACAAAAGCAGAACCCCACCAAGCCTGCGCTCCCGGTGGGGTTCTACGTTTTTGGGTGCTATTACTAGCTGGCTGCACCTGCAAAGTACTTCACATGTGAAGTCTGGATGAGGTTGCCGTCAACGCGCATGGTTGCTCTGAATGAAATGAGATCATTTGCAAATCCGTAGTCATCCGAACGATCTAGGCGTAAGCCACCAACAGTGCGAGCAAAGTAACTTGGCAAGTGACCAAAGATTACTGACTTCGCGGTTGTTGCTGGGTCTGCCATTGCTGGGTTCTCGTATAGAGGATATCCAAGCAATAGATCACGAGCATCAGCAGTTAGGGATGGACTGAACAGGTACTGACCAGCGTTGTCCTTTAACTTGCGAACAGCTGCGATTGCCTTAGCGTTCATCTGGAAGCCTGTACCCGGTAGGGTGCGACCTGCGGTATCAACGCTGTAAACCAAGTCAATTAGGTTGTCAGCAGTGAATGCGCCTGATACGCCAGTTCCACCAGTGATGCCTGAACCAGCAGCAGTAATGATGCCTGTTGGCTGTACTGTTCCTGTTCCAGTTGTTAGGCCACCATTGACTGCAACGCCAAGTGCGATACCGGTCTGCTGTGACAAAAATCCGAGCAAATCTACGCCAGAATCTTCGACCATTTCACGGGATGTTTGAACAAGGAAACTGTACTTGTATGCACCAAGAGTTTTGAAAGCGTTGAATGTTGGATCGCTTTCGCCAATTAGACCAGCTTCAGAAGTTACAGTCCCTGTTGAGTATGCACTCAGGCTAGGAATCTGCAAGTTCTCGCCACCAGCGGTGTTAAGAATAGTTGAAGTTTCAAGCATTGGGCCTACGGTTTTCGCAAGCATTACAACGGAATCATAAAATGATGTAGGTACTGGTGCGCCAGTTGAACCCTTTGTTACATCGCGCTTCTCGAACGAGTGGGAACGAATCTCACCACGAGCTAGGGAACGGATTAGTTCAGCTTCGTCAATTGCTGGAACAGCAACGGCTGGCTTAACTTGTGCTTCAAAACCTTGCATAGCTTCAGCAGCGCGTTCTTCGCGTTCTGCCTGTGCCTTCATGGTTTCCATTACTAATGAACGCTGATCAAGGTCTGCCATGATGCGGTCATAGGTTTGGTTTTCTTCTGCGGATAGATCGCGCTTTTCAGCTGCTGCTGAGTCAAGAAGAGCCTTTGCTTCTTCCCAAGCCTTTGCACGAGCTTCTGCTTGCTGACGGATGTAGTCAGACATAGT